ATCTTCATCTTCAACATCTTCTTCTACAAAATCACCGTCATCTTCATACAGACAAATACAACGTATTCTTGTACCGTTTATCTGCACTTTAACGGCAAGATTACGACCGTCTGTTTTAGCAAGTTTGCCGTTTCGTGCCATCCATGAAAGTGTTGACTGTGGATTGAAATTGCCGCCTTGCAACATAGCATTAAATCTGTTTCGTAAAATATATATGTATCCGTCTTTAATAATTCCCCAACACTCATTGCCGTTTGATGTGAAATTATCGTGATTTGCGATAATTTCTTCTCGCAGATAATCATACGCACGTCTGTTGACGTTCAACATATCCTTGGTCTGTAAATATGGTTTAATATCATCTATACTGATTCGTACACCGTCATTAAATATCCAACGTTCAGACAGCTCATCAGCCGTTAATAATGCCGCCGCTGACGCAATTTGTTTGTCCGTTGCCTCTGTGTTATCTTCCAACAGTTTAATGTATTTTTCGTGCAATGCTCGTGCCTCGGCGATATTTCCGGTTAAATTATCAATAAATTCTTTACCGGCGTGACCGTAATTTGATTGTATCGTTCTGCAAAATTCTCGTGGATTTTTGAAAAACTTACCGCCGTTACATTCGATTTCAATAACACGGTTGACTGCACCGCCACCAGATGACATTGATGTTATCGGGCGTTCGCCTGTGGTTATAATACAATTTCGCCACGTCTTAATATTTTGTATACCACCGTCTTTTTTACCGCGTAAACGCCCTGTACCCTCACACAGACGATATATTATATCATCAAAATCCGAACGCTTATTCAGTATCTGCAATTCGTCCATACATAACGGCAGTGAATTTAAACACGCCGCATATAATTCATTACCTACATCAGTAGAATTGAATGTATAGGCATATTTACCGATAACCGGCTCAGCCCATACAGACACTGCCGCAAGTAGCGCAACCGATTTACCCGTTTCTGTATCGCCCCATAGGTGAACGAAGAACGGCAATGCTCCAAGCGGTTTTAACAGTACACTCGCAAAACTCGCCGCCATAACCATGCGAACAACTATATTACCGTTTTTGCGGTAATCTCTGATTGTTTTAAGCCATTTTTCATAACTGCCGACCTCTCTTACCGAATTAAATAACTGTCTGAAACTGTCCTGTCCCTCAAACTCCAAATCTGATATATACGGTGCAAATTCTTTAAATCCTCTGCCTACCCAACCCATATGATCGCATGATTTCTTTTCGATTATTTTGTCGTAATTTATACTTTCAAAATCACTTAAAAACTGTACAAGTGCCTTTGCGTTTTCCGATGTTACACCGACACCGTATTCAGCTAATTTTACGATTTTATTCGCACTTGCAAGGTCAGAACGTGGAACGATTTTAGTTTTGTAATTTCGTCCCGGTCTGCCGTAAACAAGTTGCACACTTTCAACATCAGTATCTACATTTGAATATCTTGTTATCATAAATATCGGGTGTGGACACGCCGTCACTTTTTCACTAAACTGCCCTTTAAACCTATACACTCCGTCATCAGTTGCAATCCATTCGCCTGTATCCCACATTATTGCAGTGCCACTGAACTCCATTACGTTGCCGTAAACAATGCTTTGACCCTTTTGCGCTCTGACGTAGTTTGAAAATTGTGTTCGGAAATTAGATACTTTTAATTTCTTTGCCTTTTCCGCCATTTGCGCCACAAGTTGACCTTTGATGAACTCGTTGCCGTCTGCTTGGTCTATTATCCATTGAAACGGTTTTGATGATATTAAAAAATCGTCCTTACTGAAATCGGGTATCGTTATTCTGTTTTCATTCTCCATAGCACCCATTCCTTAACCTATATTAAAACGGCAAATCTTCTTCCGATTCGTTCTCATCATCAAATCCGCTTGTATCAAATCCCGATGCACTTCCGTCAAGCAGTTTATCCTGTGGAATTTCGGACATTTCCAATCCTTTGATACTTCTTACCGCTCTTGCCTTAGTCGCCCATTTTTTTTGACCGTTCATCAGGTATTGTTCACGTCCGAACAATACACCGATTTTCTTACCCTTAAGCGTTTTTTCGTCCCAATTCCATTCATAGCCCTCATTGCTTTTTTCAATACAACTTATCATACCTTTAAAAAACGGTAATTGTTTACCCTCGTATCCTTGTCTGAAAAGTCCTCCGTTGTTCCACTTTGCCGCCGTTCCCTTTTCTTTAATAGTTTTTGAAAATTGGTCGCTATAAAAATCCTTGTATTCGCCCTCTGCAATATCCAGTTGCAATACCAACTGTTTCTTACCGTTTTTGGTTTCAACCTCTTTTGCACCCTTGATTTCGCAGATATATTTGCCTGCCGGCAATGCTCTGCTCTCACCTGTGTATGCTTGCGCCTCGTCATATCCTTGTATCTTATTCATTATTCTTATCCTCCTCATTCAGTCCGTAATATTCTCTTATTCTTTCGTCAACTGCTTTCAAATCGTTATCAATCTCTAAATCAAACATATCCATAGGCGACTTACACGTTGTATGTCCGTCTGATTGCGTTATGAAACTATGACTTTGACCGTCAGCTTGACATAGCAAAACGATTGAAAACAGTCCCTCAACGGTCAACTGATTGTCCAACATTTTACCGATTGTTTTCGCTTTAATTTTACCGTTTTCGGTCTGCTCGCAATGGTGCAAAAAATATACGATTGTATCATCGGGCAATCCCTCAATAATAAATGTAATCATCTTTTGAAAACGTACCGCCATATCGGTAAACTTCGCATAGCCTGTTTCTTTTGCACGATTAAACGAATCAAACGCCAACAGATATTGACTGTCGTCTATAACGTATCGCTTATACTGCTTTTTACTTAATTCTTTGGCAATAACGTTGTATGTAGCCTTTTTGATTGAATTTAACTTCTTGCGGAACGGCAACGGCTTACTTGCCACATTAAATATTACCAAATCATCTGCGTCAAAATTTCTTAGGCTTGCACTTTTTCCGCTACCGCTTTCACCCATAATTAAAACCGGTATTCCCATATGTATCACTCCTTATTTTATACTCATGTTGTTTCTCACGGTCAAT